GGGAGGGGATTAAAGAATAATCAATTCTTTTTAATGTTCCTGCATCACTAAGAATTAATTCATCAGTAGCGGCAGGTTGTGATGATAAAGCTGTTGCTCCTGTAATACTTGATACATCAAATCCTGCATACGTTTTAATTCTAGATGCCGCAGTTTTTCTAAGTGTTCCACCTGCTCCGTCATCTACAAGAAATAAATCAGAATCGGCTATAGCTCCACCAATATCAGTTTGACCTGTTAATACACCAGTAGCTAAACTACCTGCTTGTACTCCACCCGCAGGAACATCAATAGTTCCAACACTCTTTGCTTGATGAACAACGTAAATATTGTTTGTGCCGCTAGGAGGTGCACCAGTAAATGATAGTGTTGTTCCAGATAAAGTGTATGCTGAGTTAGGGTCTTGTCTTACATTACCAACAAATACTTCAATGTCTAATGTTGAACCCGGTGCTACGTCTAATGTAAAATCAGTTGTGCTACCATCACCATTAAATCTCTTACCTTGAAGAGACTGAAAAGTATTTTGGGTATCTATAGGATTACCTACATATGTCATCTTACGTTATCTCCATTATTGACACAGCAATGTCAGCTGAACCAGATGCTGTTAGTGACAGTGTATCTGTAGCTTCCATTACTACCTTGTTACCCGAAAGCAACTCCAAAGTTCCACCAACAGGAATGGGTGCATTGGTAACAAGTTCAACCGTTTGATTGGCTTCGTTGTTTGCACCTGCTCTGCTAGAGGTATCTGAAGCTAAACTAACTGTAGCAGTAATTTGACCAGTGGTTGTGTTACCTACCATTACACCTAAAACTACAGTTGTTGTAGAACCGGCAACGGTATAAATAACATCAGCACTTGTCACATTTGCTTTCGTTACAAGTTTAAAAGTATTAGCCATTTATCCTCCTATTATAAATTATCCGAGTGCAATTGCAAGAGCCGTCGGGTCTTCGCTAGAGAATCCTGCACTTGTTAAATATGTTTTTACATCAGACAAAGCTACTTGCTTCATCGTGCCATTATCATTTGTTACTACTCTGTCAGCATCTACTAAAGTTGTAGACGAAGCTGCAGTACCACCATCCATAATATTTAGTTCAGCAGCGGTTGCTGCTACATTGGTGCCACCAATATCTAATGTAGTAACAGATATTTCACCAGCCACAGTTGCAACACCATCGGCTAGGGTAATTAAATCTGTATCATCTGTGTGACCGATAGTTGTTCCGTTAACAATTACATTATCAACAGTAAGTGTTGTTAATGTTCCAAGAGAAGTGATGTTTGATTGTGCAGATCCAGTTACTGTAGCCGCCGTTCCAGATACATTACCAGTAACATTACCTGTCAAAGGTCCTGCAAAAGCATCCGCTGTTACAGTGCCGTCAAAAAATGCATCTTTAAATTCTACACTAGAACTACCAAGATCTAGGATATTATTAGCACCAGGTGTTAAAGAACCGTCTGTTAATATTAATTGTTTTTCATTTCCTGCATAAAAATTAATTGTATCTGCAGTTTCAAAATCTATTTTTGTTTCGTTATCTTCACCTATTTTAATATCTGTTGCTAATAAAGATGTAATCCCTGTTTGTGCAGCATCTACGTTTAATGTGTTAGTAGATAAAGTTACGCCTGTGCCTGCAGTAAAAGCAGTCTTAGACATTGCTATAGCAGCAGAAGAGTTTACATCTGCGTTTACAATTACACCAGATCCAATCGCTGCCGTTCCGTTTGCAGCTATGGTTATGTCACCAGATATGGCGACAGGATTAAAGTTTGTACCATCACCAATAAGAGCTGCACCACTAGTGTTAGTGTTCATAGTGATGTCATCACCAGTAACTGTTAAATCACCAGTAACTGTTAAATTACGACCTATGGTTGCATCATTGTTTGCATCTTCAAATATTAATTTACTAGCTGGTATAGTACAAAATACATCTTTTGTTCCTGCACTAAAATCAACAGCGCTGTCGCTGTTGGAACTAGATATAACTGTTGTACGTGTTAAATCAGAACTATCCCCATCTAAGGTGCCAAGACCAACTTCAAACTCTGCTGCTGTTTGATGTGAAATACAATAGTATGTAGTGTTACTATTACCTACACCTGCAGCAAAAGTTTCAAAACCAGTTACAGCACCAGCAAGAGCAACAGCTCCTGTGCCAGTTGTAGTGGTTGTTTCTTTTACACGATCATTAATGACTAATGCCATTTATACTCCTATGCTAATCTTAAGATAGCGTTACTTGCATCAGCTGTAGGAAACTGAATCGTAAATGTTCCACTTGTAGATGTTTTATCTCCACCAAAATCTAAAACAGCTACAGCTTTGTTAGATTGTGAGCTATTGTAAATTAAAGCACCTCTTGCGGTGATAGTAGCTGATGTAAAAGATATATCAGCAAAATCACAAATAGCAGTTGTACCTGAAGTTGTTGGAGTAACACTGGTTAAACTTCCTCCTCCTGATGAGTAAGTTCCAGAATCAGAAACTTCGTTAGAAGTAGTAAAAGCAGTGGTTGAAGCACCTAAAGAAGCAGAACTTGTGTACAATGCAATTTTAAAAGTATCACCTGATGAAGCAGTAAAGTTGTGTGTTCCAACAAGTAATTCTTGTTTAAAGCTTGTGCAGACAGCTTGTGATATTGCCATGTTTATTCTCCTCTAGTATTTGTTTTAACAGACTGCATAGGTAACTTTAGTTCTCCATGCATGTACTCATCTCGTCTATGTCTACCAGTTTGTTCAACTATTAGTTCTTGCATAGCACGTTGATAAGATTGTTCGTATAATTGCAGCATTTCAGCTGGACCTTTCAAAAACTTGAAGGCTTCTGCAAGACATCCATACAACAAAGCCATTGGTGCATTGTTGCCCAACCATGAGGTTGTGTTACTAGTAGATAATCTTGTAGGTAATCTAGTAATTCCTAACTCCACGTTATACGCTAAATCTGGTGTAGGTGCAACGTATATTGTGTTGTGATCCCACCATGACCAGTACTTAGGTGTGCCTGTAGCAGTTCTATCAGGCCAATATTCATTCATGTAACTAAGATCACGGTGTTCTAAAAAATCTCTTGTAGGTGTTCCTGATGCAGGAAAAATATGCACAGTTCTTATTGTAGCAAGTGATGTAGGATCTGGTGAACTACCACCAGGTAACGACAAGAAAGGGTTGCTAGCAACAAGGTTAGCTGATTGATGTGATTTAAACACATCAAGATCTGCTTCTTTTAGTATTCTATTTTCTGTGTGTTCAATAAAATCGTTTGTGATTGTAGATGTCAACACATCAGTGCTAGTTTCTGTATAGTCTAGTATTTGTTGTGTTAGTTCTGCGTATGTAGTCATTAATTACTCACTGTTACTGGACCAGCTGATGCTTGTCCTCCACCGCCTCTTACTAAAGTTCCTGGTGCTAATCCACCAGTTGATATGCTGTAAAAATCATCATCTATTTTTGTTATACTATGACCACTTTCACTATTCATATCTACTACAAAAATATCTACAACATTTCTAAATCTCACGGTATCACCTGTTGATCTACCGTGTCCTGGTTCAAAAACTTTTATAACATCAGTAAAAACTTCATGTCTAAAAGCGTCAAGAGGCAACAATCTTTCTGTGGCTGGTTCTTCTCTTGCTGGTCTTGGAAACTGTAAAGCTATTGCATCAGGCATGTGCTTGTTAGGTCTGTCCTGTGGTGTCTTAGGTTCAAACTCACTTTTGTGCACACGTGCGCCATTCCATTCTACGACCATTTCTGTGTATGGATATTCCATACCACTGCGGTCAGAAATAAACTTTGCGTATTTTCCTGTTGCGTAAGCCATCTACTAGCTCCAGGTATACTTGCCGCCTTTTGTGGCAGCACCCATTCCTAGTTTAGTACCAGACACTTTACCGTCTTGAGTTTGACCTTTGCCAGAAGTGGCTTGAGCTTTTACTCCTTCAGGTGTGATGTCTTGTGCTTTACCTTTTGCTGGTGCAATACCTTTTGTAGTTACAGCAGCAGCCTCTACAGCAGTAGGTATATTGTTTTGACCTCTACCGTAAGAACCCATCTTTTGATTAGATCCTTCTCTAGTGTTAGCTGTTTGGCTATTATATCTTGGGTTGCTCATTCGTCCTCCTTTTTACAAGCGCAATCACAACATGCACATTGACCACCACAACAAGCTCCGCTGTTGCTGCAATGACACTCATGATTACATTTTTCACATATTGGCATATAACCTCCTATGGTGTGTACGCCCGTGCTGGTTCAATTCTAAAAGAAACTCTTTCTCTATCATTTTCACTAGCACGTTTAAACTCTTCATCATACACCGCTTTTAAGTTTGCACTTAACATCGGTGCTCTTTTCAAACTTATATAGTATGCCAAACCTGCAGTCAAACAAGGAAGAAAATAGAAAGGCACATCAGCTTCGTTAGTATAACTTCCTGCATCTTCTATTCTAGC